CACCAATCTGATAATAACCAACATACTTTGGTGGTGTATAGAAAGTATATTTTTTATCAGTATTGATGTAATGATTACCAGAAAAATCTATATCAGTATTGATGTAATGATTACCAGAAAAATCTATGGTAGTATTGCCAGATTCAATCATTTAACGTCCCGAATGCTTTCAAACAGGGCTTCAAATTCTTTGAACTCAGCCACTTCAGATTGTAGTGATTGGTTGTGTTGAACTTTTGCCATGCGCTTGATAATCTTTTTAGGAATCTTCAATTCATCATATGCAAGGTTAACAATATCAGACATTGATTCTGATGTTGCTTTGTTGCGGTCCATACAAATGACGATTTCTTCAATGTAACCTTTGAGAGATTTCAATTGTTTTTCATCAAAAGTACCATATAAAGTTGTTACTTGATTAGTCATCTTTTAGTTCTCCTTGAATCATACCAACAACAGTTAGAAAATCTTGAGTTGTTGCAATATTACCATTGAGTAGGTTAATCATAGTGAGTTGAACACCTTCAGGGTTCTTACCCTCAAAGATTACGGCAACATGTTTAGGATTAACAAAAACGGTCTGGCCGCTTTCAGCGTCAATAAATGGTAGTAACATTAGTATGTGCTTTCTTTAGATTCGAAAGCCACCCAATACTGAATATCTTCCTTTGTGTTTTTGAAGTGTGCAAAGCCCTTGAAAGAGATTTGAACATCATAGCTTCCTTGAACCATCTTGATGTTGTCGGTCTTGAAAACGATATTGTAAGATTTACCGTTACCTGTGCCAACTACGATGGAACTTGTGTGTTGTGAGTCATCCTTAGAATCGGATACAACCAACTCTACTGTTTCACCATCAGACTTAACAGACAAGTTAGGAGACGATAGGATAGACCAAGCCTTAGAAACTTCTGCGTAGTCTAAGTCAGACATTGTAAAACTACAATCGACTTCACCTAGTTTAATTTCTTTTTCTGGAGGCGTAACGATCATGTCTTTAGAAGCCATGCGGTACTTCAACTTGCTACGTCCACCTTTGAATGTTATATTAGTAGAATCAAACTCCAATTCTACGTCACCTTTAAACATAGAATGTACAGACAAGAATTGATTCAAGTCATAGACACAGAAGTTTTGTGGAATATCTTCCTTGATAGCAGCCTGTGCAAGCACAGATTTACCTGAAGAGATGGTTGATAGTTTGTTGCCTCTTTTAAATTCAAGGCTCTGGTTGATAGCCGCGAAGTTTTTAAGGACTGACAGAGTTTCGTTCGATAGTTTCATTAGTTTCTCCATTATGTAAAGTTTCTTTAGAGTAGATTATATCATGTTCATAAAGAAACATCAAGCAACACATAGCGTGTGCCAAGTGATGTATACCAGATTCGGTGTCCATCTGTTCACCTTTTTTCCATGCCCAAAGGTGTCTTTGCAATGCATCAAAATATCTACGCTTAGATTCTGGAACTCTTTGCCAGTTATCACGTTCATATTTTTGTGCACCAAAGGTTAATACTTTGACAGTTTCTTCTAAAGCAAAAGGAGGCAGCAAGCCATATTCTAGCTTGCCACCATCATATTTGCGACCACCGGTTTCGGCAGTCTGTGAAGATACTACTAAGTTATCAGTATGATCTTCAGATTTAGGCATTACATTTCACCAACGTAATTTGCAACTGCTGGCATGTCACCTTGGAAGTGATATGTTCCGATGTGTGCTGTACGCATCCATGGGCAAAGATAAATCTGACCGCCGATGTTTCTCCACCACTGACAGAACATGTAATCTTCCGACAAGTATCTTTCAGAATCAGGATCAATTGTGGTATCAAAGTATGCATGAATGTAACGTGTACCATCAAAGTTGGCTTGGCCAACGTGATCTGGTTTGTATTTCAATTGAGGATATGCAGCCTCAAACTTTGGAAATACTTCACGTTTAATCATCATAAAACCTGTACCAATTTCCAAAACTTCAAGAGGTTCAGTCACAGAAAATTGTGCAGTGCCTTTAACTGGATTAAACACAAAGTCGCCAGCAACTTTTTCTAGTAGCTGTGCATCAAGTCCTGGATTCTTTTCCAATGCTTTCTTAACTGCACGCCATTTGATAGCTTTCTTTGGATATGGACCACCAATAACTTCTTTATCGAGGGCCAACATAGCAATAACATCTTGTGGATTGAAATTAATGTCAGAGTCAATAAACAATAAGTGTGTACACTCTGAACGGTGCAGAAACTCATCCACAAGATAGTTTCTAGCACGAGTAATTAGTGACTCATTAAACAAGAATGAGAATTTAACCTGGATTCCGTATTGAATACAGAGACCTTGTAAGTCCAAACATGCTTTCATGTATAGACCGTGATTCATGCCACCATACATTGGCGTGGCAACAAAGATACTATACTTGCGTAGTTCTTCTGTTTTAATTGAAATTTCCATTTGGACTCCTAAAAATAATGCTCAACACAGACGAGATAAAAATATCCATGTTGAGCAATCGATTGCTAAAGATTAAGCAGTAAGTGTGTGACCAGCTTGCAATGCAGACTTAATCATACCTTTGGTTGGAGTACCCAAACGGTAGTAACTAACTTTCTTGCCGTTAACTTTACGGCTGTTAGTGTAGATGCAATGGCCTTCTTGGCGCAATTCGTCAATACGTGCAGAAACGTTTTTAACACCAAAACGGTTTTGTGCAGACTTCACAGAGAAGGTGTTATAACCGCTGGTTTGCTTGAGTGCGTTCAAGATACGTTGCTTTGAGGACAAGATTGTCATAATAAAACTCCTAATAATTTAAAAATCTCGCTGGTGCGAGAATCACGATCATACTATTATGTATGAGTAAAGTCAAGTATTTTTGTGGTATACTTGATTTATCTGCCAACTTGTGTCAGATATTTTGCTTTGGTTTCTTCCCAAGACAAATAGATTAGGTCATCATAAAACAGATTGTCATATGATACCTTGTTTTGTTTTTGTAATTGACGAATACGGCCCTTGGCATACTTTGTCTTCCATATTTTTGATAGAGTTTCTTCGGACGTATCAAACGATTTTATCAATTGTTCATCTGTAATTTGCTTACATAGAAACTCATTCGTGTTATCATACAACGGAGAAAAGTAAATGCCACGTTGGTGTTCTGTACGAATCAGGTTCTTTGGAATCTTGAGTTTGGAGTACGCAAAATTCAAAGAACGATTCTTGTGGTCACGTTTCAATGGAAGTCCTTGTGTGTTCTTTGCTTCCCACCATTCAAAGTATTTACGTGTATGATTTTCTTTGATCCAGTCATATACCATGTTAGCAGTAGAACGTTTAGGTTCAAATGCAACAGAGCCACTAGAGAATCCCATTTTCTGCCAATGTTCCAAGCCATCGTATTGAGAAAGCCCACCGGCTTTGGTTTTTCCATATAATGACGTTGTAGTAACGCCAACAAGAGTGTCTCCATATCTTTCTTTCCAATCTTTTTGGACTGTATCTGCAAGGCACAAAAGAGCCAGCAATTTACCACCCATGTAACTATAACCGAGAGGCTGCAACGGAACAATAGTAGAACCGATTGCAGTATGGTTAATCATACCTTGTTGTGTCTTAACATCTCGTGACCAACCAATAGCGGAATCACGAGGAGTCAAGTCTAGAAAGTCGGATGAAATGCAGATAACACCAAGATACTTTTTGGTTACACGGTCTTTAACTGTATAGAATAGATTGCGTCCAATATTTGAGTTATTCTTCATCGTAGAAGAAAATGTACGGACTGCATTCCAAGTTTCAGCTAGATCACCATTCGAAAGCTCCAACATAGGTTCAAGTTTCTCATAATCATCAGGACCAGTAGGCATCCAGAAATTCTTTTTAACTTCTTTGATGATTTCCTCTTGGTTTTTATTGACCATTTGAAGTTCAGGACCCCAAAGAGTTGAAATTTCTTCTACAGGATAACGTTCTTTGACTTCACACCACTTTTGATATAATGTGTATTCTTTTACATCCATCTGTGACGCATACGACAGGTCACTAATCAAACGTTCGGTTAGAACAGCTTCATCAATATGTGGAATGGAAGTATTATTTTCTTTCCATTCCAGCCACTGCTTCTCAACTATTTCGGGGGATGTTTTTGCCATTTTGTTGTTTAACTTGTTTCATTAGTAGAGATTGATACTCAGCCATTTTTCTCAAAATCTTACTACGTTTGTCTATACCAGATTTCAAAGCCAACGGCTTCACACGGTCAGTATACACTATTCCGTCCATATGGTCAAGCTCATGGAGAAAACATCTTGCAGAAATCCCGGTATACTTTGCAGTATGGCTCTCACCTCTAAAATCCTGGTACTCAACTGTAATAGTTTCTGGACGAGTAATACGCAATCCTAATAACGGGAAAGACAAGCAACCTTCAACCATATGAGATTCACCCTCAGATTCAATCAACTTAGGATTAAAATGTGCCACGAAATCATCACCTGTACCCATTACAAATACACGCAATTTGAATCCACATTGAACAGCAGACAAACCAATTCCTTGGTTCTTCTTGCAAGTTTCAACCAAAGATGATGCGAATTGTTGTGCTTCATCCGGATACTCAGACCGAAACACATATTTGTCACAACGTTCCCTTAATATTGGGTGATCTTCTCTAACCAAATTGAAAATTGGAATCTCAGGCTGCAAATTAACAGTTACTTCATCTTGTGTATTAATCTTAAAAACATCACTCATTTTACCACCTGTGAAAAGTTATTCTTTTTCTCAAACCGAATTATAGACCGGAACTTATCAAAAAGTTGGTCACCCTTGTGACTAATAACAAAGATGTTTGTATCATTACCCATCTCATGTATCAGCTTTAAAAATTCATCAGTACCAACACTATCCAAACTGGAATCAAACACTTCATCAAGAATCAAAAGGTTTGTATTAGTTGAGTTTTTCATCTTAGCAATCTGGCGCCATGTAAACAATAATGCCAAATCAATACGCATCTTTTCACCTTCAGAGAAGTTTGAATAGGAGAAATCATCACGATGTCGAGACTTAATGGTTTCTTCAAAATTTTCATTCAGGTTAAAGTTAACAAAAAAGTCCATAGCCTTTAAGTGCTTGTTGACAAGTTTGTTGATAATTGGTAGATACTGCTTGATAATCTTTGTCTTGATACCATTGTCCTTAAGTAACGATGCCGCATACTCATGGTAATGTTTATCAATAGACAATTGTTCTTGCAGGGATATCAAATCGGCCAATTCTTTCTTCAAAGACCTCATCTTCTCGTTTTCTTCCAACAAGTTATTTTTGTTATCACCCAACTCTTTAATTTCTTTGTTTATCTTTGTAATGTAGTTGTTGACGGCTGTGATTGTAGAATTATGTTTAACAATCTCATTATTGTGCTCCGTAATATGTTTGGATATAGCCAGGATCTCTGTCAGCCTAGTTTGTAGCTTTGCATACTCACTATTCAGTTCTTCTAGGCCTAACTTCTTGGACAACACTTTGGCTACGTTGTCGTCAATCTGTTCTTTCTTGAAATCGGCTGCAATATGTTGTTTGCATGTTGGGCAGTTATCGTTATCGTGGTAGAAAGCAATGTCTTTTTCAATCTTGGTGATTGTAGATTCCACTTTTGCTTCCAACTGAACCAATTTCTTACTCTTACTTTCGACCAGAGTCTTATCTTCAATTTTCTTTTGTAGAGCATCGATGTGTCTTTGAATTAGACCAACTTCTTTGTTCAGTCGAGCAATATGTTCTTCGTTGGTTTTAAGTTCTTCATTCTTACGGACAATAGCAAGCTCATTGTCTTGCTTATGGTCTTCAATGTTTTGTTTTTGCATTTGGAGTTTTTCAGACACCAATTGCATATCGTATTTGTTTTTCGTGGAAGAATCTTTTATAGCAGCCATCCTATCTTTAATAAGTCCATTCATGGACGTAAAGATTTGGATGTCTAGCATTTCTTCAATCAAGGTTCTACGATCAGACGCAGACAGTTGCATGAATGGAACAAACGATGCAGAACCAAGTATAACAATCTGTGTGAAAGACTTAAAGTTGAATTTAAGAATGGATTTTTCCAAGTATTCTTGATAGTCTTTTGACTTTGCATCCTGATTCAACAAAACGCCATTGAGAAGAATCTCAAAGGTATTTGGTTTAATGCCACGAATGATCTTGTAATCTTTTTTACCGATAGTAAACTCAACTTCAACTACACAGTTACCACCATTGATGGAATTTAGTAAGTTTGGTTTATTAATTTTACGGAAAGGTTTACCAAACAAAGCAAAACACAAAGCATCAAGGATTGTACTTTTACCTGCACCGTTACTGCCAATAATTAGTGTGTTGGGAGATTTGTCTAGTCGGATTTCAGTAAACGAATTGCCCGTGGACAACAAGTTTTTCCATCTTATAGTTTGAAAATTAATCATGCCTGTTCTAAATTCAATGCTTCAACGTATATTTCACGCATCATGTTTTTTAGCCTGGAGTTATCTATACCATCATTTTGTAGTGCATCCACATACTTGTTGATAATTGTGATGGTATCTTCTGCTTCATCAATCTTATCATCTTCTGTGCCTTCTGTCAAGTCAATTGCATCTTCTACAATGGTAACATCGATTGGATTAACTGCATACAGGTTGTTCATAAACTGGTCAAACAGATAAGGATTGTTTTTATTGACCACAACAACCTTAACATAGGTCTTGGTGTATGATGACAAATCTCGACTCAAATATTCCTTGATTGAAACATCTTTGTCGTCATAGACTATACGATGGAATATAGTATTAGGGTTAGGAATAAAATCCAAATCACGGGATTGTACGTCAAAAATATGAAAGCCACGAGTATCAGCATAATCTTGCCAAGTAAGCTCATAAGGGTTACCAAGATAGTAAATAGACCCATTATTAGAACGGTGGTGATAATGACCACTAAAAGTGCAATCAAAACGGTTGAATATTTCACGATTTAATCCCTCTTCAGATGGCATACCACGGTGCATAGCAAAACCAGCAATTTCAAAATGACCCATACAAATGTCTGCCGTTGTTTCTTTCAGCATTTGCATAGATTCTTCATAATTTTCTGGACAAATCCATGGCATCATGCAGATTGGAGTTAGACCAACATAGATGGTTGATGGCTTGTCAATAACGTTGATGAGGTCATATTCACGCAACAGTAAATCTATAGAATTAACTTCGTTGGTATTCTTATAATATGTGTCATGATTTCCTGCCAACATATGCACTTCAATCCCTCTTTCTGTTAAAGGATCAAAGAACATTTCTTTTGCTCGTTTTAATGAGTAGAAGTTGACATATTTTCTTCGGTCAAAAGTATCTCCGAGAATGAGTACAGTGCGTATCCCATTAGCATCAATAGCAGGAAAAAAAGTATCTTTATAGAATTTTTCATAAAAATCCAAAAAGTGAATCGAGTCATTACGTGCGCCAAAATGCTGGTCCGTAATTATTGCTACTTTCGATGTCATTCATTACCCTATCACATAAACGCAAAACTCGTTTGCGGTAATCAAATCCCAACATGCTAGACTTTTCGCCTTCTGCATATGGAGGAGTTCGGTTAAAATTTGTGTATTGAGATACGGTCAAATCTATCAACACATTATCTTTATCTATACACCACCAGTGCCATATATTTTCATCATCAAGACCACGATACATATGCATAGATTCGTGGCCAAATATCTTGTACAAACAACCTGCCGCATTGTGGCAATGTCCAAACATGTGATTGGACATATTTCTAACTACCCATTTTTTAGGTAACAAGTCATAAGTCAAATGTTTTTTGATGAGACTAGAAACCATTTCTAGGTTTCCTGGATTATAGTCTAAAAGAACCATTGTGTCAATCTTTTTTCTTCAATCTTTCCAATTCTGATTGGTAAGTTCTTTCTCTCAATGAGGAGCTGCTGAAAGGATGTTGCCTACTGTGGTAAAATAACTCCACACCATTATCTAGGCACCATTGTTTGCCAGTAAATGGCTTAGACTTGTACTCATCTCCAAGGAATCGGATATGGATTGTTTGCGTCATCAACAAGTTTTCTAAATCTTTTTCCGTGGAATAAACAATAATTTCGTCAATGTATTTGCACGACTGGAGCTGTACGTACCGTTCATAGATACTCTGTACTGGTTTGTTCTTGATGTCTGGCCTATCGATAGTAGGATCGACCTGGAGTGCACATATCAAATAGTCACAGTGTTGCTTTTCAATCTTCAACATTGTTACATGACCAGCATGGAAAAAATCAAACGTGCTGCAATTAAAACCAATCTTCATTTTTATACCATTCTATAGTTTTATCAAGACCATCGGATAAATTTGTGGTTGGTTTCCAACCTAGGGCATTTATCTTTGTGTTGTCGATTGCGTATCTAATGTCGTGACCCAATCTATCTTGGACATGAGTGACCTTAGATGTTGCATTTGTTTTATTTAAGATTGTGTTAACAATTTCCAAGTTTGTTATTTCAGAATCTCCACCAATACAATATCTTTCACCGATGACTCCTTTGTCAACAATAATTTTTATTGCACGGCAAGTATCTTCAACATACAGCCAATCTCTAACTTGGTTGCCTTGACCATAAACAGGAATATCATACTTGTATTTGATATTTTTCAAAGTTCTAGGTATCAATTTTTCTGAGTTTTGGCTTGGTCCATAGTTGTTTGAACTATTGATGATTATATATGGAAGTTTATAGGTGTTTCCATATGCAACAACAAAATGTTCTGCGGCAGCTTTGGATGCCGAGTATGGATTTCTTGGTGCTATTGGCGAATTTTCATTAAACTTATTGGGGTAATCAACAACACCAAAAACTTCATCAGTAGACATGTGTACAAATTTTTTAATCTTATACTTCATGCACATGTTTAACAAGTTTACTGTACCGTTAATGTTTGTATTGATAAAAGGAATACAATTATCAATTGAATTATCCACATGACTTTCGGCAGCAAAGTGAATAACTGTATCGATTACGTTTTTGTACTTTTCAAACACTTCTGCCACTTCGGATTGTTTCGTAATGTCCACATGATGAAAAACACCAACATCTTTGATGTAGTTGTAATGTGATGCATATGAAAGATTGTCTATGATGATTGGATTTTCATCTGCAATATGCCGAACGTAGTTTCCACCAATGAAGCCGGCGCCACCTGTAACTAATATCATAATTATTCCTCGAGAAACTTCTCAATACCTTTAGGCTTCTTGAGTAATTTTTTGTCATATTTTTTCTTTAGCTGGCTTACTTCGTAAGTCTCAATAAAGTCCGAGATGTTATCGTACATTTCAAATTGCCTTGAACTGTCACTCTCCATGTCTGATACTTCATAACTATCAAGAATACCCATCTGTTCTGTAGCTTTGTACTTGACGTATAACTGTTTCTTTTCTTTTTGAATGCGTCTAAGAAAAGCAAAGTAAATAATCTGTGTAAAGTAAGCAAAAGGATTGGTATATTTTGTGGTATCAAAATTCTCAAAATACATCAAGCAATTTTCAATACCATCGGAAATCATTTCTTCTCGGTATGTATAGTTGATAAAGTTTGGTTTATGTGATAGACCTTCTGCAATTTTCATCCAGCACTCGCCAATATAGTCTGGAATCTTCTCATCTGGATTCTTTGACTTGCGTTCTTTGTAATCGATTAATGCCTTCAAAAAGTCGGCATTGTTAATATAATGTTTTGTACTCATGCATGTTTACCATAATAATTGTTGACAAAAGGGCTTGACAGTGTTACATTCGGCGGTGTTGATGCTTAAAGATTAATGAAAGACCTTATCTTCTGGATCCATCTCCATAAAGGCTTCAACTACCATCTCTTTGATTCTGGCGTTCAGTTCGTTATCGACACCTTCTTCAAACTCTCCTTCAGGCTTCATCTTCTTAACACTCTCCACAGAGTTCATATAATACTCCATAAAGTCCTGACTTGGAGTTGTTTGAAATAATACATCAGACTCTTTTATTACCACTTCATTTCTTTCCAAAACTTGGATTGGCAAATAGAAGTCCATAACAATGTGCATTACACCGCCACGGGTTTGTAATTCAAAATACATTGGATCGGTAATCACATACTCACCGTTTCTTATTTCCTCTAATGTACAGATAATATCCGATTCATTTTTTAAACGAAGTATTTTAATCATTTTAATCCAATCTTGTATGTCTTAAACGGAAACTTCTCTTCCGTATATATTTTCACTCGTTCCACAAAATGTCTCAACGTAAAATTCATATGTTTTTTGTGTCTGATGTCGTCAGCAATGTCATAGAGTGTAGCCTTTTCTTTTCCTTCCGCCTGTCGAAGACCTCGTCCAATAGATTGAAGGCTACGAACTCGTGACTTTGACGGAGATGCAAAAATAATATTATGTAAATTTTTTATATTAATTCCAGTAGAAAAGGTGCCAAAACTAGCCACAACAATAGCATCCTTTTCAGTCTCCATAATCTTTCGAATGTTTTCCCTATCTTCAGTTTCTGTGCCACCATGGACAAAAAACACTTTTCGGTCACCAATCTTCTCGGTGTTCCGAATCATATCGTACAGGACCTGTCCATGCTTGGCAACCATTTGATAGAGTATTAGTGTATTATTACCTAAACTAACTGCAAGATTCTTGATAAATTTGTTTCTAGCCTCACATGCAATCAGATATGCTATTTCTTCTTGATAGGTACAATCTTTAAATTCTTCACATATACTGTCAGGATGCTTCAAAATCAAACACTTAATGTCAAAGTCTGAAAGCTGCTTCTTGTCAATAAGCTCCTTTGTAGATACAACTTGTTTGGCTACACCAAAAAGTCCTTCTAATACTAGCTTATGTGTTTTAGTGCCGTCTAGCGTTCCAGTCAGTCCTATACGATATTTTGTATTAATTGCAGACGACATGATGCTTGTTAGTGATTGAGCCTTGAATAAATGTGCTTCATCACCAATAATATACTCGAATTGTTCAAAATATTCTTTTGGTAACTGATACAAAGACTGCCATGTAGATATTGTTAATGCCTTATTTGTGTTCTTATCTTTGCCCTGGTATATCTTGTGTACATTGTTTGATGTATCAAATTCATTTTTATCAGAATAATCTGCAAAGTCTGAGTATAATTGTTCAACCAATGATGTGGTTGGAACAATAATCAACCCTCTAAGGTTCTGATAGTCCATCAACTGGCGTACAATCAAGTAGATAATTAAAGATTTACCTGATGCAGTTGGAGATAACAACAGAGTCTTACGTTTTTGCATTGCATGAACGAATGCATCCAACTGATGCTCACGTACTTCAATTGATTTACCAGCAGATTGTAGATTTAGTGCCGATGCAAACTTTTTAGCATGATATAGAGAGAATTCATCTTCAAGATCAACATCGTCGAGGTAACTAAGTGTATAATCTCTAGATTCACAGAACTCTTGGAGATACGTTATTAATCCAAAGTACAATTGATAGTTGCGTAAATCGAATAGTCGAATCTTACCATCCCAGATTTTGTTTCTAAATGCAGGAACAAACTGGTGTCCAGGAACAAAGAATGTGAAAAATTCTGATAGTTCTTGTGCTACGTGCCGGTCACATTTCACTCTCAGATAAACTTCGTTTACTTTTGTTATTATTAAAGTGTCTGTATTCAATTTCTTCTACAATCATGGTTAGTAAAGGTCTATTTCTTGGCTCAACAAAATTTCTTGCAGCCCATTCAAAATACTCAAGGGGAACATCTTTAAAGTAATAGCCTTTATATTTTCCAAAAGGAAATCTAGTGTGTAATCTAGCTTTGTGATCTTTTTTCATTGTCCACCTATAAATCGTTCCCAATCAATAAATGATTTAAGTTCCCATGCACGTTGCTTTACTTCAGACATGATGGACTCAATAACAGACACCACTTCTTCATGGTAAATCTTCTTTTCGAGTAGTTTGATGAGGTCTGTGTCGGACTCTAAGTAGAATGAAACATCAGATTTGAGTGTGAATTGGA